AATGAGCGAGTCAATATCTTAATTTTACGAATGAGTAAAAAGTACTTAATAAAAGCGTAATATTACGAGCGGCCGTATCCGAATATATATTATTTTAGAAGGAGACCATATGAATGGTAACGAAACTTTGGAAGAAGGTAAACAAAATGGAGCTAGGTAATCCGGTGATCACCACCCTTGTTGGGCTGGTCGTATTCTATATCGGACTGAAAATGTTTGCTGGTGGTATGAAGTCGATGGGAAATATCGATCACCTTGCAATCTTTACGCACAGTCCGCTTTGGATGTTTGCTGGTGGAATCGTTATGACTCTACTTTGGCAATCATCTTCTCTATCAACTACCGCAATCATTGGACTGGTTGCATCTGGTGCAGTACCATTACCAGCGGCGATCGCTGCGGTCCTTGGTGCTAATATTGGTACTACTGGTACGATATGGCTGGCAGGTGCTCTTGTATCTGATGGCATGCCAAAGGGTGATACGTTGCGAATAGCAATGGCTCATACTGGTGTGAATCTTCTGATGGCGATATCATTGTTACCATTCGTTCGACCAATAGCGCAATGGATTACTAAGATTACATAATAAAAAAGGGGAGCCAATCAAGCTCCCCTTTCTCATAACTAGACTGGATTATTTCCTGTTCCAGATTCCGTATAGGATCACGATAGCGAGTAGGCCCATGATACCATGTGACCCTAAGCTGTTTACCATTGCCGCTACATTATCGACAACAGATAAACCCGGTGGAGTGAATGGCATATTTCCTAGACCAAGCACTTCCAAAACAATAGCAAGTGCTGCGACGCTGATACCAACATCTGCGAGGCTACCTGCCCACTGTTTAACATTGTTGAGAACTTCCATGAAGTCTCCTTTTTCTAGTGAGAGAGAATACATAGTGCATATTCTCAGTAGATTTATTTATATTTTTAAAAAAATGATAAGTAATTGTTTTCATTAGAAATTTCTGCTCACTTTTTTGTTTACATATCTGATTAATCGGTATATAATAGATCTACAAAATGAGGAAAGGAACAAAAAATGATTAAGTACGAATTTCAAAATAAAGCTCAAAACGATATCTGGAGAGAAATCATTGACTTTTGTATGTCAAAGCCTGAAGGCACTACTCCAGAAGCTCTCCAGTATGTGCTGGCCAAAGAGCTAGGTATCGAAGCAGATACAACTGCTATCGCTCTCGCATCAATTCGTTTCTAGGAGGATACTATGGAAGATAAAATTACTTTTCGTATGGTTGTAGAATGTTTGATTGCTGCAGCTATTATTGGACCACTTATGATTATGGCAGGACTGGCGTAATGTTAGATATTAGAGATCAAAAATCCTATGATGGAACAAATGAAATGTCGTCAGCCAATGGCGCACCCTACGATCGTGGTGGTGCAGACTCTTACTACCGTCGTCCATTTGCTCCACACTATTATGCTTTTGGTACTGGTAAAGGAACCAGAACTGAAATGCAAGACATGACCCCTGAAGAAATAGTCGCATACACGAAAGGCTTCAACGAGAATGAAGAAGCCGGCGACTTCAAAGATTGGGGCTAAGAGACGATCTCCACGGTACACCTCTCATTTTTGTTCTCCTCTCGTACCGTGGAGATCAACCATTTGAAAAAAAAATGATAAGTTATTGTTTTTATTACTTTTTTCTGCTCACTTTTTTGTTTACTTTTGCAGAAAAGTATGGTAGAATATATCTATAAAATGAAATGAGGAGAATATCTATGAATTATGTTATCACTAAAACTTCTACTTTTGAAGAGCGTATGGAAGCTATCCGCGCTGCAGCCGAAAGATTTGCTAAGGTCAAAGCACGTCGTGCAAGACTAGCTGCTAGTGCTGCTCGTGTTCGTGGCTATGTTGATGAAGTTGAAGCTCCACGTCGTAAAGACGAGGCTGATCTATTCGATCAAACTGTAGCTAAGATGGATGACAACCATAACCATTATCAAGACAATCCAAAATATCTTGATGACCAGTATGGTGATCGTGTTCGTGACCAGAATGCTTATGAGTCTGCAGAAGGGTGGAACTAGTGGCAGTCAAATTCTGCGATGAAACTCGTAATAGGATCAAGCTCTCAGTCGCAGCATATGCGTATGAGTTCAAAGATAATCCTATTATGAGTGATGCTGATTTTGACGAGTTGGCTTCTAAGATTGACACGTCAGTAAGCACTACCAATCCACGGCTGGATTATTTCTTTGCTAAGAACTTCCAGTCAGATACTGGTATGTGGATCCACAAGCATCCTGAGTTAAGCAAGATCGAGTATCTTTATGAAAGGTATTACAAATGACAATGCATTTAGTACGCGGTATGAGCAGTATAAATACAAAGAAACGTAAAGCAAAGCGTAACCCTGGATGGGAAAAAGCGCAGGCTGCTCATGATGCTTGGTTAATGAAGAAGGGTCTACATCCTTCGCAACTCAAGAATAAGGAAAAGTCTAGTGGCGCGAGTATTCCGAATTATGCAACGACATCGAGCACAGTCCCGACGTCGGACATCGTTACATCCTTCCACGGAAAGCGCAAAACTAACGAGTACTCTGGAGACTACATCACGGGCCTCGCAACATTGCACAAGTCAAACACGGTGCCAGTCGGTCGAGGAGATGATCCAAAAGTATACGCACAAATGAGGAGAGGCTAATGCCAGAACCAAAACTAGAAAGGTCATCTCGACCTAGAGACGAATATGTCCACTCATTCTGGAGAATTCAAGTTGATCTACATCCAGACGGACACTGGACGTGGATGATTGAGACTGAGAATAATGGACCAGTTTACTTTCACAGTACTGCTGACAGACCAACATTTGGCGAAGTCCAAAAGTACATTGCTGGTCAAGAGTGGGGATAAGCTATGATTGCTGGTGCAGCATTAATGTGTTTAGCACTCAACGCGTACTGGGAAGCAGGCAACCAAGACTACAATTCAATGGTTGCTGTCAACCAAGTTGTTATGAACAGAGTGGCGTCAGACAGATATCCAAATGAACCGTGTGAAGTAATATTCGAAGGACCAACAAGACCATCTTGGAAAAATCCAGAAGAGCACTATCCGGTTCGTCATCGATGCCAGTTTAGCTGGTACTGTGATGGTAAGTCTGATGAAGTGAATAAAGATAATGAAGAAGAATATCAGGCATGGATGAGAGCCTTGCGTTCATCGATGCAAGTATTGTCTGGATCAGTAGACGATATGGTTGATGGAGCTTTGTGGTACCATGCAGATTATGTAAATCCTAAATGGAATAGGGATTTAGAAATAACAGTTATCCATGGTGATCATATATTTTATAAGGAGTAGTGATAATGAAACATGTACCAGCTATAACTTTCGTAACTGGATTTATTGGTATAATGAATTTGCTAGTTGCAAATGGTAATCTTTGGATGTATGCTACTGGTAGCGTATTGGTAATCATAGCAATTTTGGATTGGATTGATCGATGATAGGTAACGACATTTGGGATGACTTAGATATTGACTCAATGCATCTCCAATCTGAAGTAAATCATATGGCGGTTGATCTTATCAACCAATATGGCATACACTTAACTAAGACAGATATTTTGAATATGAAAGCTATTGAAGGTACTGATGAAGATCCTCTTAAACGCGCATTAGCAGCAGCGTGTCTGAGTTACTACGCGTCAATAGGTTATATCCCTGTCGACCTTCCGCTCAACGAGACTCCCAGTAATAAAGCATGGTGGAAGCTCTGGTAAAAATAATGAGCAGACTGCTCACTTTTTTGTTTACATTGCAGCGAAAACGTGATAGAATATACTAGTAAAATGAAAAGAGGAGTTCATTATGGGTCAGATTATTTTAGGTATTATCTTCATGTTCGCGATGGCTAGTCTTCCGATATTGATGTTTGTATAGTCGAACGAGTATAAACGTGGTTAAGCCTGTGCCGACTTTAAATTTAAGACGCAGGTGGGAAGAGAGCGCCCTCAAAGAAAGACTCTTTATTATTCAATTTGATGAGGAGAGACATCATGGCACTAACAGCACTTAAAGGCGTAAAGCTTAAGAAGCGCACTGCACGAGCAAAAGCTCGTAGCGGTATCAATGCAGCACCTGTTGAAAAGGGTATGGTTGCAGTAAAAGATTTCTTTCAATACGAAGTTGATCGTAAAGATATTTTGACACAGCAAAAGCAATTTGTCAAATCTAATTTTAACAAGACTGATGCTAAGTATATCTTAGCAAATCCAGAATGGAACTTTACGTTTCCATATCGTGGTGCAATTGCCTTTTGGTATAACACTGGGCAAGTGACCACGGAACAATCAGAAGAGTCTAAGGCTCATCTGATAGAGAAGCTGGCTGAACTACGTACAAGTGGTAAGGCTATATATGATGCCAAGAAGTTGGAAGCTAAAAGTAGCAACGTTGTTACGCTCTCTCCTCAACAACGTCTCCAACGGAAGATCAGTAACACGATAATGCAAGATCTCCTTTCTCTTGAAGACTCGTGGATCGAAGGTGAAACTGCTTCTCTAGATGTCTACCAAGCTTTTGGTAGACACGGGCTTAGTGGATCTGCCACTATACCAGTCCGTGCTACGATTGAGGGATGGTTACTTGATTTTGAAGACGCATATCATAAGCGGTGTGAACAAGCAGTAGAAGGCTACTCACATATCAAGCGACCTGAACTCAATCGTCGTATCAAAGAATGTAAGGCTATGTTGACTGACCTTGACCGGATCAAAGCTGCTAAGAAAGCTACGCGTAAGTCAGGTACTAAAGTTCCGTCTATGGATAAACAGGTTGCTCGATTGAAGTACAAGAAAGAAGATAACGACTTCAAAATTGTATCGATCAATCCAGCACAAATCGTTGGTAAGAGTCGCTTACTAGTTTTCAATACAAAATACAAAATGCTTGTTGAGTATTTCACTGAGGCTGTAGGTGGCTTTGAAATCAAAGGTACCACAATTAAAAACTTTAGTCCTGAGTCTCGTGAATGGAAACTAAGGAAGCCATTGGATATATTGCCCAAGGCTCTCGCCTGCAACGCTAAACAATTTGAAAAGTTGGCTAGTGAATTTACTACTAAACCCGGCAAACCAAATGGCCGGATAAATGAAAATATAATTTTATTGAAGGTACTCACATGAAGCCAATTGAACAAGAATTCTTGACTAAATCTAAGTTTACTGTTATGATTGAAAAGGCAGTAAGTGAATTGAAGATAAGTTATATGGATGCAGTATTATATCTCTGTGAAAAGAACGATCTTGAACCAGAGGATATGAAGAAGTTTGTCTCACCAATTATTCGAGACAAAATCGAAGCCGAGGCAATGGCTTTAAACTTTTTGCCAAAACAAAATACGTTGGACTCAGCATTTGCTGATTAAGCGTATATATAATCGTGTACAACGACGCATGAACGTTGTATAATATTACAGTAACATATTTCAGCTATACAAGGAATAATATATGTCATTCGCAAATCTAAAATCTAATCGAGATACAATCCAAAAATTAGTGCAAGCAGCAGAAGCTACCGGCGGTGGCGGCGAGAAGAAGTCTTACGCTGATGATCGTATCTGGAAACCGACAGTTGATAAGGCAGGTAACGGCTATGCAGTACTTCGATTCTTACCAGCAACCGAAGGTCAAGAGCTCCCATGGGTACGGTACTGGGATCATGGCTTCAAAGGACCAACCGGTTTATGGTATATCGAAAACTCACTTACGTCTATTGGTCAACCTGATCCTGTTGGCGAACTCAACTCGCGACTCTGGAATTCTGGGATTGAATCAGACAAAGACCGAGCACGAGACCAAAAGCGTAGACTCCATTATGTAGTCAATATGCTAGTAGTGCAGGATCCATCTAACCCTCAGAATGAGGGTAAGGTATTCCTCTATAAGTTCGGTAAGAAAATCTTCGATAAAATTATGGACTCTATGCAGCCTGAGTTCGCAGATGAAAAGGCGGTTAACCCGTTTGACTTCTGGGAAGGTGCTGACTTTAAGTTGAAGATTCGTAATGTTGAAGGTTATCGCAACTATGATAAGTCTGAGTTTGCCGCTCCATCCGCATTAAAAGATGGTGATGACGCTCAGCTCGAAGCGATCTACAATCAACAACATGATCTTGCTGAATTTGCAGATCCTAAGAACTATAAATCTTATGACGACCTTAAAGCAAAGCTAGGTCGAGTTCTTGGTGAAGAAGCAATTGCAGGTGCTCCTACTATGCGTCAAGAAGCGCAGATGAATACACCTGCTCCAGCTCCAATGACTCCGGCCACAGCGGAAG